ACCATAAGGTATAATATGAGAATACGACAAAAAAATTACAGGGGATAGGTGACTCTATTCCTCTATATCCTTATTAAATTATATCTATGTTTATTTACTATATCCATTTACTATGTATTAACATCATAGCCAATTTTGTATCATTATATTCACTTGTATTTAAGTGATGTGGTTACTAAATCATTTATTAAAAACATTGTATCATGGTTCGGTAAATAAAGCAATAGCCTTATAGTGCGTATTTTAATTAAAAAGTGCACTTTAACGAAATATAAGGCTATAGGCTAGTTGTAGCAACATATTAAAATAAATATCATAGGAGGAGAAATTATATGAGCGAATATGTTGTTAACAAAGAAAGACTAAGAAATTATTTATACTCACTAGGATTCAATTTTAGACAAGTACCCGACCAAAAACATAAGCAAGAATTTATATGGCTCTTTCAGAAAGATGATTTATTGATGGAGTCAATTACATATTATACAAAAGTGAAAAACATAATGATAAACAGGTAAATTCATTGGAGTACAGTTTTTAGGTATTTGAATCTTAGTACCTAAATTAGGTCAAAACGTCAGAGTACCAAAAATCGGTATTTGGATTTGGTAAATTAGGATTTTGGAGTACAAGAAATCGGTACTCAAATAGGGTATAACAATAATAGAAACCTAATAACGAAGAAAAGAAACCAATCTCAACTCCGCAATAAAAAAGAATTGCGTTGTTCAGATAATTACATTTTCATTTTCATTTTCAGTTTTACAGATTAGAATTATAAAATTATATTACGAAAAGGAGTCGATTATATTATGGAAGATAAAAGTTTTATTATGTTTCCAAATTCATTAGTTTGGAATCACAAAAATACAGAGGATACATATTCAAATAAAAATATCTATGGAGAAATAATAGTACATATATTTAGTTATTTAGATGGAATGGAAAATAGACTTGGAAAAACTTTCTTTACGATAGAACACATGATAATTTTTAGTGGGATGGCTGTCAATACTCGTAAAGATAAGTCGTTTGACCAATTTAAAGAAGTTCTCATATATTTACAATCAAAAAAGATTATTGTATGTGATGTAGATTTTACTAAAATTAAACCTAAAGATTCAATCACATGTGAATTTATTATGCCAATAGAAAAAAATGAAAATGGTAAAAACACACGTTTCTTTAATATAACACATGAAAATTATTTAGATATTATGGACAGATATGAAGGTAAACTAAGTAAATTAACATTGCTGAGATTTTATTATTATATCAACGCAAGAATTAGCAGGAGAGAGACACAAATAATAGATGGGAAAGTAATATGCAATGATATTGTTTTTAATGGTGGGAAAGCAAATTGCTTCTATGATAAGTATTCCGTTATATGTGATGAACTAAAAATTGCTGAGAATACTTGGACTTCATACACTCAAGAATTAAAAAAATTAGAATTAATTTTCTATGACAATATAGGAAAAGTAAAAAAAAATGACAACAAACACATAGCTAACAATGTTTATTGTGTAGATGTATGTGAATTAAAAGAGGCACTAAATCAATCGGAACTTTATTACATAAGTCATGGATACACAATATCAGGTAAAAAAACTGATGAAGAAACGTCAATTATAAATGGAACAAAGGGCAAGATACAGCAAGAAAAAAATATGAATAAAGATACTACTAAATTAGAAAGTAAATTAGAAAAATTAGAAAGTAATAAATCAAAGAAAAATAATGATAATGATATGTTCAAAATTAAAAGTTTATTAGAAAAACATGAAGGTGAAATTTTGAGTAGTATTTGGGATGAATTTAATGATAAAACAGCTGAGTCGTGGTACGAAATAGAAGTATCACTTGGATTAATAGATAGTGACTCAAATGATTTATTGGTTGATTATGGGGAGTACAAATGGGTTGTCATGAATTATGATGAATCTAAACATGATTATTATGTAAATTGTGTTAAAAAACATATAGCTGAAAATAAGAAACCAAAAGGAAAAGGATTATTTGGAGTAGTTAAAAAACATATTGAAAAAGTTGAGGAAACTTCACATGACTGTGACCCTTATAACCTTGAACCTAAAGAACCTAATTATGAATTTATGTATGAAGATAATGAAGAATCATGTGACGAAAATGATTATCCTGATGACGATGAAAATGACTATAACGAAATGATGAGAAATTAGTAGTACATAGAACAATTGCAGCAAGATTAATTTAGAAAATATTATGATCAAAAATTATATTACGAGGAGCGTGTTATTAATGGAAACAAATAATAATAATATTTATATCAAGAGTGTAGAGGGTTCAGAGGTATTCGAGCATATGAATAGAGGGAAAGAATTTTATGGTAAATATGTAGGAATGATTCCTTATTCACTACAACAAATACATTTATTAGATATAGGAATGAAAACTTTTGATAGTAAGAGATTTAATAAAACTATGAGTGATGATATTATAAATTTGAAATTCAAGCAGAAAATAAAAAGTAATACTGAAATAATTAAAATTTTATCTAAGAAAATTAATAATGGAGCAATAGATAATATAAGACTATTAGAAAATATAAATAAATTAAATATTGAATTAGATTATAAAAAAATTAATGACATTATTGATGAGAATACTGGAGAAATAATTGAAAAAGGATTAATTACTATATTAACTGAGAATGGATTTAATGAAGATTCAATAAATAATATTAAAATATTAGCACATATCAAAGAACTAGAAACTAAGAAAGATTGGAAAGAAATTAAAGTTGATGATATAGAAGACAAAGAGACTGGAGAAATTATAACTGAGGGACTTAGAACCATATTGTATAAAGAAGGATTTACTATAACTGAAATAGTAGATAAAAAAGATAAAGAAACTGGTAAAGTAATGGTAGATAAAGAAACTGGAGAAATATTAACAGAACCTAAATTAATTAAATATGTAGCATTTGCTCGGAGCTCAGCCAAATCTAGAACAGGTCAAGTTTTATTTGTAAAAGAAGGAAAGTTACATGACAAGATGATTAAATGGATGCGTCTAGGAATGAATTTAGAAGGTGCTACAGACGTTGATTTTCCCGCATTGTTGAGCTATGAGAGCCTTGTAGGAAGCAGTTTAGAGGATGTCGTAACGATTCCTGTGGACAATATTTTAATAGTTTCTGATGTAAAGTCTATATTCAAAATTGATTGTAATGTAGTAGCTAAAAATAGTAATGGAATCTTAGAGAGTGTATTAACTCCTAATTATGATATGGAGTCAGATATTTTTGATGGCGAAGGACTTTTAGAAAGCTCTTACTTTACAGGCGACAGAACAGGAAAAGGATTTATACTTGGAAGACAATTTATGTTCAAATCAGCATTATATAATTGCAATATTCAATTATTCCTTAGAGCTCATTGTCCAGAAGGTCAAGATTTTGATACTTGGGAAATAGAAAATATATTCGGTGAGACTATGTTGGCTTCAGAAATCCACTGCATAATTACTCCTAATAGTTTGAAGGCATTAAAATTTTCTAATAAAAAAGGTAGTAAACCAAAGATGTGGAATCATTGGAAATCATTAGTTAAGAAAGAAAATAACATATTCGGTATTTGTAAAAGTGAAAAAGAATCACATAGAGGATCCGATGAAAATGGTAATATACTAAATCAAACTTCATATCAAATGTTAAATTCTATGCCTTATTCACATGATGATATGGAAGAACTAAGTAAGTTTGAAAGAGATTACATAGAGCAACTAAAGAATAATAATGATGTATATGTAGAATTTTTAACTAAAGAAGCAAATAATATGAACTGCAATGAAATGTTAGTAAATTTATATAAACATAATAATGATATAGTTGGAATCAAAACTTTTAAGGATAAGAGAAAAAAAGATATTCATAATTATGTTGCACATGCTAAAAAAGGTAAACTTAGATTAAAGGGTGATTACTGCACAATTATTCAAAATGGAAGAGAATTTTTATATCATGCCATAGGACAATTACCAGTAAATAATAAAGGTATATTAGATTTAGATGCTTGGGAAAGTCATATGATATTAAAAGGTAATCAAGTATATACTACTTTACATGAGTTTGGAAGAGAATTTGTAGGTTTTAGAAATCCACATACGAGTCCAAGCAACGTATTAATAATTGAAAATACTAATTCACAATTTATAAAAGATTATTTCAACTTAACAGATAATATTATATATACCAATGCAATAGATTTTCCTATAAATAGGATTTTGAGTGGCCAGGACGTCGACAGTGACAATTTGGTAGTATTCGATAGTATTAAGATGCTACAAATAGCTAGAGAGTGCTATATTCAATCAGAGACTTCAAATTACAAAGTATGTGAAAATGGAGTTCCACAGACACCAAATACATATAAGGTTTGTAATAGTGATATGGCGAAGGTTGATGGAATTTTATCTAAATCACAAAAATTTATTGGAACTGTGGTCAATCTCGGAGCTCAATATATGTCAACATACTGGGACTCAATTAATAAAGGTGAAACTGATACAGATAAGCAAGAAACTTTACTGGCTGGAGTCGATATTTGCACAGTGCTCTCAGAAATTTCTATTGATATGGCTAAGCGTTTGTATTCTGTAGATATTAAAACTCAAATTGAAAATCTTGAAAAGTGTGAATATCTAAAAGAAAAGAAACCATTATTCTTTAAATATATATCTAAAAGTAAAAATATTGAAGATAACTCAGAAGAATATGAAACTTCAATGGATTATTTATATGAGATACTTAATAAAATTGAAGATGCTGAGGGTATAGATACTGTACAGATAGAAGATTTTTTAGAATCTACTGACGATAAAAAGATTAAGGATAGACAGGTTAATGGTATTGTAAAAGCTATTAATGACATGAGCACAAGTATAAAACATATTGAAGGAAAGTATAAAGGTACTAGTGATTCTGATAAAGAAGAAAGATATATTGCTTTAGATTCGACTAGAAACGAACACTTACAGATAGTTGGTAGATATAAGATTAAAACTGCTACAGTAATAGTAATAATCAATAAAATATTCAGAGATAGATTAAATTGTAAATATAAAACAGATTTATTGAATACCTTATATGTAAAAAGTCCAATAGAATTTATAAATGCTTTCAAAATGAAAAAACTGTAAAAAATGACCTTTTTAGAGATTTGGTGGACAAATAACAGGCTAGGATTGGCTCATATAGTCATTCTAGCTGTTCCTAAATAGAAGAGGGTGCGGTGGGAAGTGCACAAAATTGTCCCGAACAAAAAGCTATATGCTAAGTAGTTGTATTCTCTTTCAATTATAATATAATGTAGTGATTACATCATGTTTCTTATTATATTTTTTTACTAAATAAAAGTATATACAATACCATTATACACGATACATATATAAAATGCAACACTATTTTAAATTTAATTATTTTTTATTTACAAAGTGGCGTACTATTACAAATTTATATTACACTACTAATTTAGTAATGTCAACACAAATAATTTGAAATTAGAAAAATGAATATATGTTTTACTGTCATCTCCTCCTCGGAATGGAGTGTATATTCAACTTTGTGATTTCAAGATCACTATGAGTAGAAATTACTGGATAATTACCAGTCCTCTACTCTTTTTTATATAACAAAAAATAATATAAATTAGAGGGAGCGTGTTATTAAAAATGGAAAAATACCAAATGGAATTGAATGAGATTGGAAAAGTAGCAAGTGAGGTTAAGAAAAATATTGAGAAAAGATTAGTAGAATGTGTAAATACTGAATATTGTAACGACTATATTGCACTAAAAATTATGAATAGAGATGGATGTAGTTATAGAAAGATGATTGTACAATATGTGGAAGATAAAGACGTACAAGATTACGTAGAAGAATTTGTTGATAAGTATTTTGAAGATGATTATAAATCTTTTAGAGCTACAGAATTAGAAATATTTATACATAATTTGTTGTTTGATAACGGGTGTGAGCAAATTCATACAGATACTGACTGCATTTATTGTGAGGACTTAGTTATATCACTTTCCAATGTATTTAGTTTTGAATATTATCCTAAATTTAAGTCTTTAATAATTAAAACAGAATATGAGATATGTTTAATTGAATTAGATTACGACTTTATGACAGTAATTGATAAGGTGGCTGAATAATATGAATATGGTAGAAACAAAAAAAGCTGATAAACTTGGAGAATTAGAAGATTTTATAGGTGATGAATTAGGAATGGAATTAATAGATGAAGATATTACAAGTGTTGCTGAACAAATTAAAGGTTGGGAAAAATGTATTGCATCGAAAGAATTTAAGAATGATGACCATAAAGGCGATTTAGAAATTATTGAGGAATTGAAAAAGTTTAAAGATTATGATTGTTTATATGCAATATGCACAGATGGTGGAGTTTGGGGACAAAGCTATATTATTGTGGATAAAGAATTAAATTACATAGGAAATGTGGTAACAATATGAATAAATTAATGGAGTGTGATTATTAATGGCAAAACAACAATATTTAGTATTATATATAGAGAATGGAATTAAGAAATATGAAATAGTACAAGGTAAATATAATCTTAAAGAATTTTGCTTGGATTTACCAGAAGAAACTGTAAAAGATGAGGATATTGAAATATATGAATTTGATGTAATGGGAGAATTTTCAGATATAGATATTGATTTTGAAAAAGAATATAGCAAAGATGAGTAATATATTTTGCTATCCATTCTCTAATTCTAAAGAAAGATATGAGATCACAAGTAAATTAAGAGAAGTAAATCAACGCTATTCAGCAATGGATGGTTTTATTTACGTGGAGCAATACATAGGTAATGACGAAATGAGAACAGGAAAATTGATTTGGGAATATAAACAGGCTAACTAATTGTTAGGCTTTTTTGTCGTGGAAAATTAAACAAAATATAAGGTGTAAGCCGCCAAAGTGCTGTAAGGAGATATTAATATGGAAAACGTAGTAATTAACAATAGTAATGGGATTTTAAGTACATTTGAGAGGGTAAAAAAGTATAAGGAAATTAATTTAGAAAGAGTTGGGGAAACGAACATTAACTGCTCTCAAGGTGAGATTATGTTCATTATTGAGTATAACAGTTCTATAGATGTTACTGTTCAATTTCAAAGTACAGGAGAAATAATTAATAATTGTAAATATCAGCAATTTAAAAGTGGATTAATTAGGAGTCACTATTCACCTAGTGTTTATGGAGTAGGAATTAAAGGAATAGAACCTACAAAAGATGCGAATGGAAATACATATGATAGTTATAGTTGTTGGAGTGGAATGTTAGCACGTTGCTACAACGCTAAATACAAAAGGAATTTACCAACATATGATGGAGTAACAGTTTGTAAAGAGTGGATTTATTATAGTAACTTTAAGAAGTTTTATGATGAGAATATATATAAAGTTGAAGGTCAAACGATGGAGTTAGACAAAGATATTTTACATAAGGGTAACAAGCTTTATAGTCCTGAAAATTGTGTATTTGTTCCACATGCTATAAATAGTTTATTTACTAAGAGACAAAATGATAGAGGCGATTGCCCTATTGGAGTTACTATTGGAAATGGAGATAAAATTATAGCGGCGTGTAGAAATAGTAAAGGAATTAAAAAATATTTAGGTCAATTTGAAACAAAATTACAAGCATTTAATGCCTATAAAAAAGTTAAAGAAAAAACTATAAATGAAATAGCAGATATTTATAAAACACAAATACCTGCAAAATTATATGTGGCTTTGGTAAACTACAAAGTTTCTATTGAAGACTAAGGTAAATATTTATTACATAGATAGTTCCTGTTCGAGCAGGTTCTATCACTTACATTAATTATAGCACATAAATTAAAGTTTATACATATGTACTACATAAAAGTATGGAAATAACCATTGCTTAATCTCTTTTGTTTTTATACAATAATATAGAACAAAAATGAGGGGGATTAACTATGGAAGATAAAATAACGCCAGAAATGATTAAAGCTTTTATATTATTGGTAGAAAAGCACATAGAATATATGGAAGATGATATAGAAACATTAAACAGATTCGGCGATGCAAGAAGAAAAAGAAAGACAGAAAGTATGTCTACAAATATTTTGAATAGAGAAGCACAAATATTAAGAGATGATTTAAACTCGTTTAATAGCATGAATATAAAGGATATTAAAAATGGTATATTTCATGAAAAATTTATGGTGTTATTAGAAGAAGAATTAAAGTAATTGAATAAATAGTTATAGAGAGTATTCACATTAAATTGTGGGTACTATTTTTATGCTTAAAAATGGAGAGTGATTATTAATGAAAATACCCAAAAGTATTAAAATTGGATGGAGAAAATATAAAGTAGTATATGTTAAGGATTTGCAAGATGCTGAGGGTAATGATCTATTAGGGCAAATAAATTATAATGCAAATGTAATACGATTAGAAAGTAATCATATATCAGAGGATTATGGAAATGTTGTATTTCTACATGAGGTTGTACATGGATTATTTAATTCTTTAGGATTGAATGAGCAAAATAATAATGAAGATATAGTTGATGGATTAAGTGAAATTATGTATCAAGTTATTAAAGAAAATAAATTTATTAAGTAATTATATTAGAAATAAAAACAATATATAAATAATGGTAATAAAGAAGGATATTGTCTCTTGAAGTAGAATTGTATATTTGGGAGATGATTTGAATATGAAGATTGTTAATATATTTTTTGTTAGTGGGAAACATATGGCCTTAAATGTAGATGAAAGAGAAAGAGAAGAATTAGTATATTGGTTAGAGAATAAGCAAGATTCTAAAAAATATACAATTAAACAAAACTTACAAACAGGTGCTATAACGTACACAATTTATAAAGATAATATTGAATATGCGGCATATTAATAATTAAATATATTTCATTTACCTCTTTTTTTTGAGAAAATATAAGAGTATAATTAAAAGAAAGAGGTGTTAATAAATGGGATTTAGATTTAGGAAATCAATTAGTTTAGGAAAACATTTAAAACTTAATTTATCTAAATCAGGAATAAGCATGAGTACAGGAATTAAAGGTGCTCACGTTAACTTAAATTCAAAAGGTGTTATTAGAAAGACTGTTGGATTAGGTGGCTTATATTATCAAGATCAACATAAAATTGGTGTTAATACAAGAAAAGTTGCTAATGGATATGCTACTGAAGTTATAGAAAAACCTAAGAAAGTATATACTCCATCAAACAGTAAAAAGGTTAGATTGATTCCAGCATTTATTATAAGTATAATTATAAGTGGATTTACAGGTGGATTAGGATTATTAATATTTGTCGGATGTCTTATATATAATAATGGATGCAATAAGGGTAAATGGTAGGGATGTCAGGAATGATGTCCTTTTATTATGTCCATTTGTATACTCTTTTTTTTAGTGTACTAGGTTAGTAGAACAGTAGTATAGTTATATAATAATATATGAAAGTGAGGTGATAAATAATGGCAAGTAGAGTATTAAAAGATAAGGTAGTTGCTAAGAAGAGTGCTACTAAGAGTAATACAAAGATAAATGATAAGGTTAAGGATATTAAGTTAGAGTTGAATGATAATCAGAAGAACTTCTGTGTTGAATATATAGTAGACCTTAATGGCACACAGGCTTATAAGAGGGCTTATGATGAGGATATGGAGAGTGATGTAGCTAAAGTATGTGCAAGTCAACTCCTAACTAAACCTAACGTAAAGGCATACATCAATGACCTAATAGATAGTTATACTGACAATTTAGACTGCACTGTGGGTGAACTGGTTAACAATATTAAATCAATAGCATTCAATGAAGAGGCACGACACTCAGATAGAATCAAGGCATCACAGTTGTTAGCACAGTATATGGGAATGCTTATCGAACACAAAGATGTTACGAGTAATGGCAGTACTATCAACGTTACACTAGAAGACTAATTATGTTAAGGGTTAAGTACTCTATACATACTGAATAAAACATTTGTTTTAATACAATCAGTTCATATAGAGTTGTTATATCAAATGAACTGATTAACATAGGATAAGTTACCTAATACATAGTATATAAGCATATTATAATAGTACCGTTTGTTGTATACTCTATACGAACTACATAGTATATTGAATATATTGTCGAATGGATATGAACCGTACCACTTCTATGCAAAAATTTAAATGTGGGGTAGTTGTTTAATAATATTTTTTTTATTAATTTAAAAAAGTAGTCCATAAATATATATTGACTTTAAACGAACTATATGGTAATATTATCATATACTAGATTAAGGGGTGATTATATTATGAAAACATATTTCTATATCCGAGTTAGTTCAAAGGAACAAAATACAATTAGACAAGAAGTTAAAGCAAAAGAAAATAATATTCCACTAGAAAATGTTTATATGGAAAAGGTCAGTGGTAAGAATGTAACAGATAGACCAGTACTTAATAATCTAATTGCTACCTTAAAAAGTGGGGATAAATTAATAGTTGATAGTATAAGTAGATTTGCACGTAATACTGTAGACTTAATAAAATTAGTAGAACAGTTAAATGATAAGGGTATTATATTCATATCATTAAAAGAAAAGTTAGATACGAATACTCCTACAGGAATTTTCATGTTAACTATATTTGGTGCACAAGCACAATTAGAACGTGATTATATAAGAGGTCGTCAATCTGAGGGTATTGCAATTGCGGTAGCTGATGGAAAATATAAAGGTAGAAAAGCTATTGAGTATCCTAAGTTATGGGATAAATATTATAAGATGATGAAAGAAGGAAATATATCAGGTGTTGATGTTATGAAGATACTTGAATTAAAAAGAACTACATTTTATAAACTCGTAAAAGAATACGAGAATGAACACTCTTAAATAGGGTGTTTTTTTTATTGTAAAAAAATAATTAAATAATTTAGAGAGGAGTGTGAGTATGGCTAAGACTCCATTAACAAAATTTAAAATATCAAAGAAAATGTTTAATCCATCATACTTACCTTCTCTCGAAGAATATTCACATAGGTTTAATGTGTTTTATGGTGGGGCAGGTTCTGGAAAATCACAATTTGTAATACAGAAATTAATATATAAATATTTAAAGTATGAAAATAGAAAATGTTTAGTTGTTAGAAAGGTAGATAATACATTGCGTATGTCTATCTTTGCTTTATTTAAATCTATATTAGCAGATTGGAATTTATATGATCAATGTGAAATTAGAGAAACACTTTTAACAATTGTATTACCAAATGGCTCACAGTTTATTTTCAAAGGATTAGAGGACAATGAGAAAATTAAATCTATTGCAAATATTGATGACATTGTAATAGAAGAATGTACAGAAATAAGTTTAGATGATTTTACTCAATTAAATTTAAGATTACGTTCTAAGAATCCTTATAATCAAATCCATTTAATGTTTAATCCAATTTCTAAAGCAAACTGGGTGTATAAAAAATGGTTTGATAAAGAACAAACTTATGATAAGAAATCAACAACAATTCTACATACAACTTATAAAGATAATAAGTTTTTACCACAGGCTTATATAGATTCATTATTGGAAATGGAAATATCTAATCCAGTTTATTATAAAGTTTATTGCTTAGGAGAATTTGCTACACTAGATAAATTAATATTTAATAATTGGACTGATACTTGTTTTAATTATAAAGAAATTTTAAAAGCAGATATAAAAGATAATATAGAAGCAGTATTTGCGATTGACTTCGGATACACGAACGATCCTACAGCGATAGTATGTGCCCTTATAGATAGAGTAGATAAGAAGATATGGATATTTGATGAGTATCAACAAAAGGGTTTAACAAACGATGAGATAGCTAAAAAGGTTACTGAAATGGGATATCAAAAAGAAAAAATTGTATGTGATAGTGCTGAACCTAAATCAATAGAAGAACTTAAACGAAATGGGTTAGAAAGAGTATGTCCTGCAACTAAAGGTAGAGACAGTATATTAAATGGAATCCAATATCTACAACAATTTGATATTATAATTCATTCAAGCTTATTACATATGATTGAGGAATTTAGTAATTATACTTGGAAAAAAGATAAGAATGGTATTTATATTAATATACCCATAGACAAGTTTAATCATGGTATGGATGCACTTAGATATGCAGTTAATCCAGTAGATACAATGGGTACGATAGAAGTAATTAAGATGAATTTTTAAGAAAGGAAGTGGATTAAATGGAGTTAACAACAGATTTGCTAAAGAATATTTTAATTGAGTATAATACAAACAAAATAATATATGACGAATTGAAAAGATATTATGATGGCGACACAGAAGCTAAAAGAAATTATAAAGAAATAGCAAGTAGAAGTAATTTATATACTGATAATAATTTCTTAGCAAAGTTTATCCAAGAAGAAACAAATTATTGTTGTTTAAACAAGGTTACATATTCAAGTCATTCTAATAATAAAGCAATGATTGATGAAATAAGAAATAGATTTAAAACTTATTCAGATGGATATAATAAGGAACTTTTAAAGCAAGCTCTTATTTATCAAGAGGCATATGAGTTACACTATGTAAATGCACTAGGAGATTTCGCTTCAATGGTATGTACTCCTAGAGATAGTTACATATTAGAAGATGATTTCGGAGTTATAGAAGTATTTGTTAGATTTTTTAAGAAGCATTTTAATACAGTAGATACGTTTGCGGATATATACACAGATAATCATATTATTCATTATAAAGTTAATGGTACATTTATACAGATTGGAGAAATAGATGATAACACATTCTCTAGTGTTCCAGTAGGAGTTTGTAAAATTGGAATAGTAACAGAGGGATTATATTATAGAATAAAAGGATTACAAGATAGTTATTGTACAAATATGAGTGACCAGGTTAATTTAAATAGTGATTTGAGAACTAAATATTTGCATTTTAAAAATTGTAAACCAAGTGCTGAGCAATTAGAAGACATGAAAAAGAATGCAACTATAGTAACTGAAAAAGATGGAGATGTTGGTTGGGTACAATCTACTGAAGTAAGTTTTGCAACTACATTGGCAGTAATAAGTGACAATATTTATCAACAAGCAAGTCATTTAAACTTTAATAATCCTCTATCAAGTAATACAAGTTCATTAGCACTAGCAGGAACTATGATGGCAATGAATCAAAAAGTTGGTGATGATATAACTGCTGTTACGGATTGCTTAAAACTACGTTTAAAATTTCTATTTGAGTTTTTAAGTATGCCAAAGGGTTTTTTATATGATTGGAAAGATGTAGGAGTTAAGATAACTCCCAACATTCCGTCTGATAATTTGCTCGTTTCACAAATTTTGTCTCAGAATCCTAATATATCACGTTTAACAGGGTTTAAATTATATAGCTTTATAGATGATCCTCAAGCAGAAGCAGACCAAAAGGATTTAGAGGACAAACAATTAAGGATAGGTGCAGATTTACTTAATCATGCAAATGATACTGTTCCTACTGTTGGAGGTGCTCAATAATGATTTCATTAGCAACATTTGGATTATATGCTTATAGATTTATGATATTTTGTATACTATTTGAAATATATGATGCAGTTAAAAAGCCTGAAGTGAAGAAATAATGGCTAAAACAACATTAAGTAAAGATTATAAGAGTCAACAGGAGAACATTGCAAATGATAACTATACTTACACAGATAAGGAAATGAAGACAGTATATAAGGATCAAAAGGCTGAATTAGACTCATTACATAGCTTTATTGGTATGTTATTCATTAAATATAGCACTGGTGGCTTATTAAAATTAAATACCACACAAAAAGCTACTATCACTAGTCAAGTTAAATCTAAATTAGTAACTATGGGAAAGAAATTAAATAATGTTGAGATTGAAGCAGTCACAGGAATACTAACTGATGTATTTAAGGAAACTTATAATAAAAATGCTTTTATTTTAAATCAGGATTTTAAGGAACTTGATAAAAAAATAATTGCTAATTCTGTCACGTCTAAAACTAAGGGAGAATCATTCTCCAGTAGAATCACAACTAATAAAGCTGACTTAATTGATAAGTTACAAGACCATATTAAAACAGCTTTATTAGGAGCTATAACAATTGATATTTTAGGTAGTCAAATACAAGATAGATTTTCAATTACAGCAAATGAAACTAAATGTTTGTCCGATACAGAAGTAGCTAGAGTAACAGGTGATGCTTCTAATGAAGTAGCTAAAGACAGTGGGTGTAATACTCACCAATGGTCAGCAACTTTAGATGATACTACATGTGATGAATGTGGAGAATTGGATGGTCAAATATTTGATATTGATGATAGTTCAGCTCCTGATATGCCTTTGCACCCAAACGATAGATGTTGTTGGATAATAATTCCATATACTGGATGGAAAGCAACAGATAGAAAAGATAATAGTGATAAATCAGTAATTTCGTATGTAGATTACAATACTTGGAAAGAAAACAAATAATTAATAAAAAATAAAATTACTACAACGGTGTCTTTGTATGGAGTAGACATTAAAGAACATTCAATAATATAAAATAAAACGTACTCTATAGACTTAGGTATATATGAGGACAAGAGGAGCAAATATTATGGTAGAAAATATGCAAGAAGTAATAGATTATATGGCAACAAATAAAGACGTTGAGGAAGTTAAAAATTATGTTGGGGGTTTAGTTACATCCGATAGAGTTAATAGTTTCTTAGATGGTGAAGATGGTAAAAAATTACTACAACCAAAGTTAGATACATATTCAGCGAAAGGTCTAGAAAGTTGGAAATTAAATAATTTAGACAAATTATATGAAGAAAGATTTACAAAGGAAAATCCTAAAGCAGACCCTAGAGATGTTGAAATAAATAAAGTCAAAGCACAAATTGAAGCAATGAAAACAGAGGGAACTAAAAAAGATTTAACTAATAAAGCTTTAAAAATAGCTCAAGAAAAGAAGTTACCAATAGAATTAGTTGACTTTTTTGTAGGAGCAGATGATGAAACTACAATTAAGAATTTGAAATCTTTAGAAGATGTATTTGCATCACATGTAGAAGCTGTTGTTACTGAGAGGCTCAAAGGTGGATACAAACCTACAAAAGGAACAGGTACAGACGTTTCATACACTATGGAGCAAATAAGTAAAATGACCACTGCTGAAATCAATGCAAATTGGGATGCAGTACAAAAATCAATGAAGAAATAACAATATTAAAAGTTAGAGTTGGTACTCTTTAAAATACACATTAAAAGAAAAAGGACGGTAATATATATGTCAGTTAAAAATTTTATACCAACAATTTGGAGTGCAAGATTACTTGCTAATTTGGACAAAACTTTTGTATATCCAACAGCAGTAAATAGAGATTACGAGGGAGAAATTTCTCAATATGGAGACACAGTTAAAATAAATCAAATGGGTAATGTAACAGTTTCAGATTTTACAGGAGTTCTTGCAGAAGCAGAAGAATTAACTTCTACTCAACAGTTACTAACTATTGACCAAAGAAAATCTTTCAATTTTAAAGTTGAAGATATAGATAAAGCTCAAGCAAATGTAACATTAATAGATAAAGGAATGGCAAGAGCAGGAGTCGCAGTTGCAGATGTATTAGATCAATACTTAGCTAAATTTGTTGAACAGGCTTCTATTAAAGTAGGTACTGCTATTGCTCCAATTGAAGTAACTTCTGTTACTGCTTATAATACTTTAGTTGATCTTGGTACTGCTTTAGATAAGAAAAATGTTTCAAAACAGGGTAGATTTGTTATAGCACCACCTGATTTTTGTGGTTTATTATGCAAAGATTCAAGGTTTACTTTGAATCAAGCTGTATTAGCTAATGGAGTTGACGGTGTATTCGGTGTTGTTGCAGGATTTGAAATTAGACAATCAAACAATGTTCCTGTAACAGAAGATGGCGTTTATTCAATAATGGCTGGTACTACTGAAGCTATATCATATGCAGGTCAAGTAACAGAAGTGGAAGCTTATAGACCACAAAATGGTTTTAGTGATGCAATTAAAGGTCTTTATGTTTATGGATGTAAAGTTGTTCAACCAGATGCTTTAGCTTGTTTCTATGCTACATTTGCTTAATAATTGAGAGGGGTTAATTCTCCTCTCTTATTTTTTTATAAGAGGGAGGGAAAATAATGGTATTAGAAGATTTACAAGTAATATTAAATACAACAACTAAAGATGCGTTATTAACAATTTATATAAGAAAAGCACATACACTTATTTCAAAATACTTAAATCAAAGTGAAGCAATAGATTTTACTATATTATATGAGGATGCTGTTATTGAATATGTTGTAATAACCATGAATAAACGTGGCAACGAGGGTCAGACCAATTATTCTCAGGGAAATGTTTCGGGTACATATGGAAATGACTTGCCTGATTCTGTGAAAGCATTATTACCAACTCCATTTTGTGAGATGATGTAAGTATGCTTAAAAATTATAGTATTACTTTAAAAAATAAGGGTATTGGATATATAGATAACTATGGTGGTTATATTTCTGGTGAAGAAACTTCTAAAGAAATTGACGTAGATATGCAACCATATAGTAGAGAATTACTATTAAGAAAATATGGATATGACATACAAGTTAGTAAACTAATGATATGTGATTTAGATAATGACATAAAAGAAGGCAGTATTGTTGTCTATAAAGATAAAAATTATATTGTTAAGAAGATACCTTGTGATGAGAAGCATATGGAGGTGGTGTTAGATGGCTTATAAATCTTATAAAGTAGATGTTGAAGTGGCTATGAAACTTGCTATGGAAGGATTTTGCGAGGGTGTAGGTATACTTTGTGAGGGTGAAGCTAAAAATTTATGCCCTGTAGGAGAGAATTATACAGATCATATTGCAGGAAACCTAAGGCGTTCTATTACACATGAGGTTATGGAAAATAATCATGGTGTATATATTGGTGTAAAAGATGGAGACGCAGATTATGCAGAATGTGTTGAGAAAGGAATAGGTCAATCACCGCAACCATATTTGGAACCAGGATGTGTTAATGCAATTCCTAAGATTATAGATGTTGCTCGGAAGCATTATGACCATTTAGGGGGAGTTTAATTATGTTAGAAGCTTATGAGTTAGTAAAAACACAATTATCTACTCTAAATATTCCAGTATTTGCAGACTTATATCCAAAGGAATTATCAGATAACAAAGTATATCCATACATAATTTTTAACTTTCCAAATACTATTTCTGCTAATTTTGCTGATGTAAATGCAATGGAAATTGATATTTGGGACAATAAAACTTCAATATTAGAAATTGAAACTTTAGCTAAACAAGTAGATGATATTTTTAAAAACTTAATGATAACTAACGAAAGTATGTTTGGTAATAGTTTTAGAAATGTTCCATATAGACTTAAATTAGATGAAGAAGATAATGGAATTCAACGTAGACAAATGAGATATATTTTGAAATGTTGGATGAATAATTAAATAATATTACAAACATCTTAGAAATACTAAGGTGTTTTTTGAGTTTAAGGCTTCTCTAAAAAGCACTACATATATGAAAGAAGGAATTAAAATGGCTGACGAAATAAATAGTTTAAACACAAATTCGTATAATTCTGAAACAGGTAAGAACCTTTTGCTTAATGCAGGATGTTTGTATAAAAATTATGGCATTGTAGGTAAAGAAGCGCCAATTGGAGCTACAGCAGGTGGTTCGGAGTTTGACGTAAATGTAAAAACTAGGGATGTAAAATGTGATGGACTTCATGGTCTTCAAAAAGGATTAAGATTTGTAACCGATATGGATATATCTCTTAAAACAGCTTTATTAGAGGTAACTACAGAAAATCTAGCTATGGCTTTAATGGCTAATGTAGATTCTACAACCGATCCTGATTATGACATCATAAAAGGGAAAACGGAAATTTTAGATACAGATTACATAGAAAATATTGCTTTAGTTTCTACTATTAGTGGAAGTAATAAACCCTGTATAATTATAATTTCTAATGTGCTTTGTACCGATGGATTGAAGTTTAAAACTGGTGATGATGCGGATAATACACTTGCAACTGTCTTCACTGGATTTGGTGATCCATTAACTCCTGAGGTAGTACCTTACGAAATAAGATACCCAAAGAAAACTGTAGCATAGTTTTAAATTAGCATCCTATTGTAGGGTGCTTTTCTTATTAAAAATAAAATTAATATGTGAAGGAGAATGATTAATAATGGTTTCAACTGAAAAAGTTTATGATATGTTGCCAGCAATATGTGAGTGTTATGAAAAATTAGATATAGAAGGATTTAGAAATAAATTAACTAAAGAATATAAAGGTAAAAAAACAGAAAATAAAGACTTAGGATTAAAATTACTTATGTTTGTACTTAAAAATACACCATTAATTAAAGAAGAAATATTTGGTGTTGTATCAATATTTGAAGATAAAGAAATCGAGGAAATTAAAGAGCAAAGTTTTGGTAAAACAATAACTAGTCTTAAAGAATTATTTATGGATAAGGAAGCAATTGAACTTTTCAAGTCGGCTGTGAAATAGGATATGACAGTATTTTAAATCTATTACACAGCCATTATGGTATCAGTCTTTTTAATACAGAACTTAAAGTTAAAGTAATAAAAAAGTTAATAATGGATGCAGATAAAAAAGAATTTGAAGAAAAATTATGGTCTCTGTGGTTAATCGAGAGAAAAGATATGGATGAGAAAACTTACATATCTTTTGAAGATTACAAAGAGAAATCAATGACTACTACTAAAATTAAAACTGAAAATGAGAAACAAATAAATATTGAGAAATTAATCGCTGAATGTGAAAAAATACGTAAAGAAGATACATTAAATGCAAATAATGCGAAGGGAGATGATAAGTAATGGATATTTTCTCTTTAGTTGGTTCAATAGTTCTTAAAGATGATGGAGTTACACAAGGGTTAGATAAAATTGATAAAAAAGCTCAAGAGACAGACAAAAGTATGAGTGGTCATTTTAAAAATATTGCTGATGTAGCAGGAAGAGTACGAGATGCTTTAGGAGCAGTAGGACTAATCGCAGGAACATTTCTAGTTAGTGCTGTAGAAAGTGCATCAAAGGCTTCTATTGCAACAGATCAATTAAAGACTAAGATAGAGAATCAAGGAATTTCTTGGACTAAAGCAAAAGGACAAGTTGATACATTTACAAAAGGTATTACCTCAATGAGTATATATACTGCCGGTGATGCAAAAACAGCATTAGATAATTTAATTACAAAACATGTAAGTTTAGCAAGTGCTTTAAAAGATGCAAGTGGTATGACAGAATTAGCCGCCGCTAAACATATAACACTCAAAGAAGCTTCGGATACTGTTGCAGATGCTGAGAATGGAAGAATGAAAGGTTTAGTGAAATTAGGAATTGTCACTGCTGATGAAGTAAAACAGGGAATAAGTATGGAAGAAATAAATAAAAGGCTTAATACTTCTTATCAAGGTTTATCTGAAGGACAAATGAAAACACTCCCTGGTGTAATAGCAATAATAAGTAGGAATTTTGCAAGTCTTAAAGTTGGAATTGGTACTGCACTTTTACCAGTAATAACAAAATTCGGAACGGCATTAGGAAATCTATCAAATTATCTTACAAATGTTAGTCCTGAAGCTAAGAAAATAATCGCAATAGTTTTGAGTTTAACTACTGGAATAGGATTACTAGCAGGAGGAGTAGGAATTGCAACTAAAGTAATGGGAGTACTCGGGCCAGTAGTTGGTGGTTTAGGTAGCCTTATTGGTGGACTATCTTTACCACTTGTAGCTATCATAGCAGGAATTGCACTATTAACCGTGGCGTTTGTTAATAATTGGGGTGGAATAAGAACTAAGACAGAAGAATTTATGGCATTTATAAAACCTATATTGATTGATGGATTTAATGCTGTAGTAAGTTGGGTTAAAGAAAATTTACCAATAATAGAAGCTAAATTCAAAGAAGTAATGCAAGGTGTAAAAACTATTTATGAGACTATATTAAAACCAGTTTTGACATTTATGATAGCAAGTTTATTACAAGTTGTAAATTGGGTAAAGGCTAATTTTCCTTTGATTAAAGCAACAATAGAAACCGTAATGAATGCAGTCAAAGCTGTAATTACAGTTATATTAAATGGTATTAAAGCATTTTGGGATACTTGGGGTAAAACAATTTTGGATTTTGTTACCACAATATTCAATACTATTAAGACAGTAATTTCTACGGCAATACATGTTGTAGAAGATGTATTGAAAGCGGTTATGCAATTAATAACAGGTGATTGGTCAGGTGCATGGAAAAGCATAGTTCAAGCAGTTAAAGATTTATTCGGAGGTATTGGAAAAGTAATAGGTACTATACTTGATGGAGCTAAGAAATTATTTGTTGACTTTGCTACTAATGCTATAAATTTAGGCAAAGGAATGATTCAAGGAATAATAGATGGAGTTGTTCAAAAAGGCAAAGATTTAATAAATGGAGTAAAAGATCTTGTAGATTTAGTTATAAAGAAATTTAAAGAAGGATTTGGAATACACTCACCTTCTACAGTTATGGCTGAAATGGGTGGACACTTAATCCAAGGACTTATGAATGGTATGGGTGGTAAAGATTTAAAAGGGTTTGCAAGTAAAATGGTTGGTAGTTTAAAAGGTGCATTTAGTAGTGGAATGAGTGGAAATGTAACTGATTGGTTAACTACTGCGATGGCTATTACAGGAACATCTATGAGTGATATGCCTATGTTACAAGCATTAATTATGCATGAAAGTGGTGGAAATCCCAATGCAATTAACTTGACTGATAGTAATGCTCAAGCAGGACATCCTTCACAAGGTTTAATGCAGACTATTCCGAGTACATTTGCAAGATGGAAATTGCCTGGTTTTGATGGTATTACTAATCCAATAAGTAATATAATCGCAGGAATTAGATACATAAAGGGTACATATGGTAGTGTAGCAAATACACCTGGTATCAAATCATTAATGGGTGGTGGTGCATATAAAGGCTACGCTAGAGGAACACAAAATGCTTCAAGTGGATTAGCTTGGGTTGGAGAAAATGGAAGAGAACTTCTTAACTTTAATGGTGGAGAATCAGTAACTACTGCTGAAGATAGTGCAAAATTAGCTAGTAATTCCAGTGAATCAAAACAACCAATAACAATCCAATTGATATTGCAAAATGGTAAAGCTATTGCTGAATTCTTGATAGATGATATAGATAAATTAATAGGAAGTAATAATAAAATTGTAGGAAGGAGCGTGGGTGTATGATTGGATTAACTTTTAATGGAAAACATTCTTTTGATGACTTTAGTTTAATAATTAATAGCAAAACCATTTCAACACCTACGAAAAAGAAGGTGAAACTTGATGTGCCTTATATGAATAGTATGTATGATTTTAGTACTATAGGTAGCAATGGAGAAATAGTTTATAACCAAAGAACTATCTCAGTTGACTTTACTTTAATATCTACTAGTAAAAATATGTTACAAGTTAAGTTAACTAAAATACGTGAATGGTTGCAAGATGTTTCACAAAGTCAGCTAATATTTGATGATATAAAAGATTATTATTTCTTAGCAGAGGTAGAGGATAATACAGATTTAGCAGAAACCAATGAGGTCGGAGAATTTACAATTAAATTTACATGTGAACCTTTCAAAACCTCTGTTGATTTAGTTGGTGCAGATGTTTGGGACACGTTTAACTTTGAAGAGGATATAACACAGACAAATACTTTTTATGTGTCTAATAATTCCACAATTAACATTTTCAATTATGGTAGATTAATTATACCTACGATTAATTGTAGTGTTAATATGAGTGTTATTGCTAGTGGCGTTAGTTATAACTTGGTTATTGGTGATAATTTAATATATGGGTTAAAATTGAAAAATGGATATAACATAATAACGATTAATGGAACTGGAACTATTCGGTTTAAATTTAAGAAGGTGACTTTATAATGTATCAAGTTAGTTTATTTAATAATGGAATAGAAACTATAATTCACTTTCCTAGTAGTGATAAAACAACACCACATGTAAATCAGTTACCACTCAAAGAAGGGTTATCTATTGTAGATAGTCTTTCTTTTTCTGTATACACAAATAATATAGGATACAATAAATTATTTGAACTTACAACAAAAGTAAAAGTAATAGATTTAACAGATAACTCTATAAGATTTACAGGACGAGTATTAAATGTGAGTGACACTATGGACAGTACTGGATTATTTTATAAGGATGTATTGTGCGAAGGGGCATTAAGTTATTTAAATGATACTAAGCAGAGAGGTAATACTTTTGCAACAACTAATCCTACAGACTTTTTAACTCAACTCTTAGCAATACATAATAATAAAATAGATACTACAAAAAGGATACAAGTAGGTAATGTAGATGTTATAGGTGATGTAGCTTATACATGTATATTTGCTACAACTTTAGCTACTATAATTGCAGTTAATTTATTATTAACCACTGGTGGAAATATAAAAGTTAGAGAAACAAATGGAGCTTTATATTTAGATTGGTTGCAAAGTTTTAGTACAAATACTATAGATGTAACTCTAGGAAGCAACATGGCTGATATGGTTAGAAGCAAAGATGTTACAAGTTTGGGTACTAGAATAATACCTTTAGGAGCAAATAATTTAACCATTGAGACTGTTAATAGTGGTTACGATTATATAGAAGATACTGTTGCAAGTAGTGTTTATGGGATTATAGAAAAAACTGTGAGCTACAGTGATATAACAGATGCTACTGCATTATATTCAGCATGTTTATCAGACTTAGCTTCCAATACTCAACCTTTAATATTGTTACAAAGTAATGCGTTAGATTTAAGCTTTATAACTGGAATCAAGGCAAATCAATTTAAACTAGGAACAAACTTACATTTAGTAAATCCGGTTATGGCATTGGATGATAATTCTTATGATGTTGTTCAAATTGATATGGATTTATTGCAACCTTATAACCCAACACTTACTATAGCAAATTATCCTGTTAAATTAAGTACAGCAATTAGTGATTTAAGGTCATCAAGTATACAAAATAATGGTGTATATAATAATGTACAAATAGGATCTGACTTTGGTATTAGGGCAGTTAGAAATGATGGTATCGTAACAACTACCTTAAATGCAACAGAAGGTATTAGTATAGAAAACGCTACCAAGAAAGTTTTTAGTGTTGATATAAATGGGAATACCGTTCAAAATGATGGGACTTTTAATGATATAACAGCGAACAACGGCATATTTAATAATATCACTACAATTAATATGATAGCTACATTAATGAAAACTAGCAATACAGCTAATTTTATACAATTACACGATCAATATATGGATTTTTATAATGGATATACATTATTAGGTTCTATAGGTTACAATGCCAATTCTAACAACTCCAACAACTTAGATTTTGGTATTATAACTCCAAATTGTTCATTTACTGCATATCCAGGTGGTGGATTTGAAATGCATTCAACTGGATGGAATTACTTTTATGGAGACTGTGATTTTAGAGGTTCTGTACGAAAAAATAGTTATGAAGTAGCTACTGAATTTGATATAACAAATGTAAATAATCAGATTGCTGGATTATGGCAAACGTGTCTAAATACATTTGCATTTAAAGGTTCAACAATGCCGACAGCTTAACAATAAAAATAGAATATTGGGAGGTAAAAAATGGTTATAACAGAAAATGTAAATTTAAATGCAAAATTAGAAATAACAGATGCAGATGGAATTGTAAAACCTGTTCTATCTGCTAATTGTAATTTAGCAAAAGATGGTGGAAGTTTTAGCTTTAATTTTCTTACCATAGATTTAGTGACTTTAGAATCTAATGTTACTTCTGCACAAACTGAAATGAATAACTTTATTGCTACAGTTAATTCAAAATTAGTTGAATTAGGATATAAAGTAACAATATAAAATGTCACAAGTAAGGCACTCAAAAGAGTGTCTATTTTAATGCAGAAAATTATGAGAGAAAGGATATGATATTTTGGCAAATATAACAAGCAAAACAGCAAATATAAGAACAGCAGTTAACGGCAAAGACGTAAGAGAAGCATTAGCGAGTGGAATTGAAGTTATGAATATAGAAACAGAAAATACTACAGCAAGCCAATTAGCATTAGAAGGCAAACAAGCTACCGCTAATTCAAACGAAGCAATTAGAGTAACGAATGAAACTAGTAGAGTAACTATAGAAGGTGAAAGAGTAACTGAATTTGATGGTATAAAAACAGATTATAATACTTATAAAAATGTTATGATTGCTGAAAGCAATGTAGCAGCATTACAAAATGGGATCAATAATAATGCTGCAAAGGGCGTCTCTAATGCTAGCTCGATAGTTGAAAACACAAATGCAATTAATTTAAATGCTATAGCTATAGCAAATGTAGCAAGTGGAACACCTAGAACAACTTATACAACACTAGCATTATTACAAGCAGGAATACCCGCAGGAGAGATATATAGTTATGTATGTACTGATGGTCATAGATATTGGTGGAATGGTACTGCATGGACAGATGGTGGAATATACCAAGGCATAGGGATTGCAGATGATGCAGTAAAGTTAAATAACATAGATGGGGTTACTACTGTAACAGGCAAAAATATATTTAATAAATTAGGTTCGTTGAATGATTGCCCACCAGTAGATTCATACTCAAACACATCATATGATTCTGTAAATAATTTAGTCGTAACACTGGGACTTGCTGGTGTTGCTCTCGGAAAAGGTCAGAAATTTAATGTAATACCTAATACAAGTTATACTGTATCGTCAAAAGCCATTGGTCAAGACCATACTTTTTCTATTCAAGATGAAAGTGGTGCTGATATTGAAACCGCAACAGTAGTAACAGCGGGGAATATAGGCACTTTAACATTTAATAGCGGTAGTAATACTCATGTTTATTTTGTACTTTTTACCCATTCTACAACGGGTACTTACGGATTACAAAATATACAAATTGAGCAAGGGTATGTGGCTACAGATTACGAAGAATATGCTTTAACTATATCAACATTATTTAATTCTTCAATTTCTGATGCTAAAAGCAGAAATGATTTAATCAATTTAACAAATAATGGTATTAAAATAAATAATTTACTTGGAGGTAGTCCAAACATTGCTTTTACAAAATATTATGTAGCAAATAAAATTTATGATATTACAGATACATTAATTGATGCACAAGATTTTTACTTTTATAAAATACCATTAAGCGATTATCCCGATATAAATCAAGTTATTTACATGGCAGGAGTTGATGCTAGTCATTATTTCACACATTATTTTTTAGATGTTGATAGTAATGTAATTGGACATGCAAATTATGTTGAGGGAGATATTAGAACTACAGATGGTTATCCAACGGGAACTACTTATTTAGTTATACAAGGTGATGAGTCCAAATTAAAACATGAAAATATGATGATTATATTAGGTGCAGTTATGCCTTCAAATTATATTTCTCCAGGTATTGATACAAATTGGATTGATAATTATGTAAATAAAACTGTATCAAATAATGCTAGTTATAATCCTTTATATGGTAAAACGGTTTTGTGGAATGGAGATAGTATAATGTATGGAGCGGATAGAAGTGGTAGTAATTTTTTACCACCTCAAAACAATAGTGGTTTTGCAAAAATGATAGTTGATGATAATAAAATGATAGGACTAGGCTATGGCATAAGTGGAGGTACAATTGCAGCAGAAACCTACTTAAACGGGACAATACCAATGCATTGGATTAGTAGGGATATAGTAAATATGCAAGCCGAAGCGGATTATATAATCTTTGAAGGCGGAATTAATGACTTTTGGTTTGCTTCTCCAATGGGTGTAATAACCCCAGACTATGCGACTGCTTTTGATGATACGACCTTTTGTGGAGCACTAGAAACAACATTTAGTCAATCACAATTAAAATGGTTAGGTAAAAAGATTGGATTTATAATAATGCACAAAATATATAATACAACTGATTATGTTAATAAAAATCTAAGCGAGTTGTATTTTGATAAAGTACGTTTAATATGTGAAAAATGGGGTGTACCTTATTTAGATTTATTCAAAGATAGTAATTTTAATACAAGCTTAAAAATAATAAGGGATACCTATACTAACCATCCAACTGATGAAAATGGTGATGGTTGCCATCCATTAAATAATGGATATAGAGAGTATTTAACACCCAAAATTGAAGCATGGATGAAAACATTATAAAGAGGAGGTCTTATCAATGAACTGTGATAATAAAAACTGTAAAGATACAATATGCCCACGAAAAGGGGATATAAGGTGTTGTTATAATTGTATAGTATTTGACCTTTGTAAATCTCAATGTGAAAAAAATAAAGCAGATAGAGCAAAGACAAAACCTATGGAAAATTCAATACTTACGTCATGATATATTTCTATATTATGACGTAAGTATTATAAAAAAGGATTTTCACCTCATATGTTGAATAAATATATGAGGTGAAAATGATGATGAAAGAAATTAACAAAAATGAGTCTTGTCCTTGTAAAAGTGGGAAACAATATAAAGATTGTTGTTTTAAAAAGGCATACTTAAATATTTTTAAAGATGAAGGACTAGAGTATTATGATGAAAAATTTATGATAAAATATATTATGGCTAATGATAAAAATTTTAAGAGGTTTTTTAGAGAAAATAGAAATACCATAGATTTAGAACTACTTTGGTTTAAAAGTGATAATTTATGTTCAAGTATGTCATACGGTGTTCCAATAATTAAAAACTATGGACAAGTAGCAATTATTGGGAACAAAAATTATGCCCCAATAGAGATTGAAAAAAGTCTAGAGGTTGCACATGAACTTCAACATATTATTTGTTGTCAAGAGGGCTATAAATTTGTTCGTTTTAAAGAAGGATGTGGAACTGAAACTAGTACATATCCCAAAGCAATTTCCGATATGATAAATGATCCGATTGTGAATAACAGAATTATGAAATATAATTTCAATTTATACGACTATTATAAAAAGGCAGACAATATTCAGATGAGGTCAATAGGTATATATCCTATTGAGAAAGTTCTTCATGAAAATTTAATTTTTATAACTACGTTGTATGTTAAAAAGACATTGGATTTAAGAAATATCTATCCAGACATAAAAGATGAAGATGTTGAATTTAATAAATGGATAAAAAAATATTACCCAGAAGTTATACCAATATCAAAACAAATATTAAAATTAGTTGAAGTAATTGGTTATAATACTCCAGAAAAAACAGAAAGTATTTTTGGAAAAGTAATTAGTCTATTGGGTCTAGATGATGTGCTAATTATAGGTTAGTTTTAAGAGCCATTCGGGCTCTTATTTTATTGGAGGCGATTAAATGAGAAATATTTTTAAAGAAGCAAAAAAGAGAGATAGTGGAAGATATAAAGTTAGTCAAATAAAAGGTGAATTTATAACTATAATGACAAGTTCTTGCTTTTATAGTGGAGGATACCCTTGTGAGAAATGTGCAGCTTATAAAAATAATAGATGTACTGTGTATGATAAACAATAGAAAAAGACACCGAAGCAAATGATATTAAAAGAAAATTAATTGTTTGGTGACATAATAATATACAATCTACTAAATATTTGATACAATTTCATTTAGGGGGATTGAATATGAAAAAATTATTAAATTCTGTATATAATTGTTTAGAAACACAAAATTGGTATGGAGCACTATTAATTTCATTAACCTTACCTGATATTTGCGGATTTGCAAATTATCCACAACTTCATTCAAAAGAAAGATATGTTAAATGGTTCAATATATATTTAAAACCAAAATATGAGCATCTAGACATACTAACGAAAGATAAAACTATATTTTTAACTGGAGAAGATTGTTATGCTCTCAGATGTTCGTTTTTGCATGAAGGCTCTGACATAATTGTTTCTCAAAGAGCAAGAAAAATTCTAGACAATTATGTTTTTACTACTACAGGAGCACATTGTAATTATTTAGTTTTTACTGACAGAAAAATACTACAATTAAGTGTTGATAAATTTTGTAAGGATATTTGCAGTGGAGTCGAAAAATGGATTGAAAACACTTCGAATGACAAGGAGATTAATGAAATTATTTCAGGTATGCTAAAGATTCATACAAGCGGATCTGTAGTAAATGGTATTCAGTATAACTAATTTAAAAATCGATAAATAATGATTCATAATAGGAATATTAGCCGACGTAACTGATATGACATTATACACATTATTGTACATTCATTGCTATAAATGTACAATATAGTATATAATTGCTCTTAAGGGATGGAGGTTATGTTTATGTATAGTGAAGAGGAACTTAAGGAATCAATAACAAGTCATATGAAATCAATAGAATTATTTAGTAATAAAAAATGTGTAGATAAAGGAAACATAGTATTATCGGTTGCTAGAAAATTAAATATTAATGAATCTCAAGAATATTTGATAGAAAACGCATTTGATATTTTAGTAAAGGAAGATTGTATAAGAAGCAACTACAACAATTATGATGATAATGGAAAATTAACTGGTATATCCTATTCAATAAAAGAAGAAAAATTTTATCTTAAATAGATAAAGACACTAGAAATAGTGTCTTTTTTTTATGCAAAAAAATAAAGCAGAGGGCTAATTGATAAGATTGACACCCTCTGCATTCCAATTAAGGAATATATAAATTATACTTCCTTTCGACAAAATAAGCAATACAAATATATATAAGGGAAGTGACGAGAATGGAAGGTGAAGATTTGCAAAAATATCAATTAGAAGAATTAAAATTAGCTAAAGAATCGCATGAAATAAGAATTAAGGATTTAGAAGATCATAAAATCTTAACCATACAAGAGTTTAGCAACTTTAAACAATCTCTATCTGACCAACAAGTATTAATTCTAAAGTTAGATAACAGTGGAAAAGATAGAAGTGATAGACAATTTGATAAAATGTATGATACTCAAGCCAAAATGACAGAAAGCCAAGGTAAACTATTAGATAAAATATTAGACAATCAAAACACAACTGATAGTGGAAAAATAGAAATTACTAAGAAAAAATTAGTTTTATTTGCTTCAACATTAGGTGGAGTAATTTCAATAGTAGTTTTCCTATTAAAAGTAATATTTCTATAAAAATAATATAATGAAAGAGAGGTAAATATTAATGGCAGTAATTTCATATGATTTTGGACATCAAGCAGGTCAAGACATTGGAGCGAGTGGATTTTTAAATGAACAAAAAGTAATAAGAGAATATGCACCAATTGCTATAGCAGAATTAGAAAGGCATGGACATACATGTATAAATTGTACTCCACCTAATAATGCTATGATAGTAAATCAATCATTAGCTTATAGGACTGAACATGCAAATGCTAGTGGTTCAATATTACATATATGTTTTCATGTAGATGCCTTTGCGAGTGCTTCAGCTCATGGAGTAGAAATTGAAGTAGCTTCAACAAATGGTTCAAAATATGGACAATCAGTATTAAAAGAAATAGTTAAATTAGGTTTTACTTCAAGGGGTGTGAAAACTCCTAGATTATATATGACTTTTCAACCTAAAGCTACATCTATTTTAATTGAGCCATTTTTCTGTACAAATTCTAGTGATTGCAAATTATATAATAAAACTACTTTAGGACTCGCATGTGCAAAGGGAATCATCAATATTTTAGGTGGAACTATTAAGGGTGTAACTAAACCTGTTACGAAACCAGTTATTGTAACCAAAGTAGTTACGAAAGGTAAAATTTATAGGGTTGTGAGTGGAAGTTATTCAGATGAAAGTAATGCAGACATTCAAATTAAGTTATTAAAGGAAAAAGGAATTGAGTCTTTTAAAGAGGTAATTCAATAATAAAAAATAGGAGATGTTTATATGTTAACAATAATATTAAGCTATTTATATCCAATTTTATCAGTAGGAATTTCAGCAGGAGTTGTTCCATTTATAGTTAATTTAATAATAGCTCATACAAACTCAGTAAATTTAGAAAAAAATATGAAACTAGGAAAAATAGTTTGGGATGCTCTTGAAGAAGATGGACGTTTAGGACAACTTGCAGATACAAAATTAACAAGTTTTATGAATGTAATGAAATCTAAAACTAAATTAAGTGATGAAAGTATACTTATAATTAATAAAGCTATTGCAGGTGTCGAGAATGTGGGCAAAGAAGTAATTGAAGAAATAACCCCAATCGAAGATGATACTACACTACCAGTAGTTTAAAACATATATTATTGGCACTAAAGAGGAGAGTGAATTATGCTTGAAAATACTAAAGTAAAGATATTGGGAGATTCACATACAAATACTCCTATAAAAATAATTGAATGTGATTTACAAGATCACACCAATTCTATAGATTCATATAAATGCACAAAATTATTATTTATAGATTATATTGAACCAATTATTGATGAAGGTTTTTATCTTGATATTGATGATAAGATTTATAAAATTATAAGAATAGATACATATTCAGAACATGAAGAAGTATATTTATTTTATTGTAATTTAAAGGATGTTAAGGTAAACAGTGTGGATAAAAAAGTCCTAATTGAAGAAATTACAGACAAAATAAGTGTACTTGATGAGAAAATAATTGTATCTGATTTTATTATTTCTCAATGTGATTTAATAGAATATCAAGCTAGACAATGGCTTGTAATTTCTGAAATCTCCAACGTTGGGTATTCATATATAAGTAGAATTAGAAAATGCAGAGAATTGAAGTATAATAATAAAATCATTTATGGACTTGTAGATTCTAAAGTATTTGATATTGATGAAAATAAATACTTTAATCTTGTAGATAATCAAATACTTATTACTATAGGTGATATTAATAAAGTTGTTGTTAATGACATTATTAACTTTAATAATAAAGCTTATATTGTCATAGGAGTAAATGATACAATTGAAAACACTTTAATTTTGAGATGTAGCTATGATATGGAAAATACTCATACATATACTATTTCATTATCTGTTAATAATGCAGATATAGAGAAAAGTAAAGCATTCCAAATTGTATCAACTTGTATGGATAATTCAGAAGTTATTACTTCTCCTGTGCTAACTTATATTAGTTCGGATGAAACTATAGCCATTGTAGATAATACTGGATTGATTTCTACATTAAATGTAGGTACTGCAACAATTACAGTTCAATATCAAAATGTAGAATCAATATTAAATATAAATGTAACCGACATTCCAGTAGTTATGTCTTATATGATAGTGTCTTCTGTAACAGGTACAAATTATACTACAATTAATAATAATAGCACAAGAAGTCAATTTGTTGTAAATAATGATATGACTGTTCCTACTGATAAGATATTCACGTTTACGCTTGAGCAATCAGATTTGAACCCAACTATTACAACATCACAGTTAATTACTAAAGTTGAAGTGCTATCAAGTACATCTGTGAAATTAACAGGCAGTTCAGTTAAAGGAAGTTTTTATCTTGTAGCAACTTGTGGAGATATTATTGTTAAGAATTTACTACGAGAAAAGGCAACTATGGATTTATAGAAACATTAAAAGGATATACGGATTAAATTCTGTATATCCTTTTTTTCCTTTTTGTAAGGCACACAATCAAATTCATGGCTACAGATTAGACTATATTAAATACAATCTAACCAAGCAATGCAATTATACGTACAAATTTAACCTCTCTTAGATTGGACATATAGTACAATAGAATTAATTATATAATTTATAGGATATTTATAACAAAATTATGTTGACTATTTCCCATAATAGGGTATAATTAAAGTAATATAACATGACTTGCTTTTTAATATAAACTTATCTAAAGTGAGATATACCAACGGTTTAAGTTCATCTGTTCCAGCTCATGTTGAAATGATGGGACTTATCGGTATGGGAAACAATCC